ATCGCCCGGCTCTCTCCCCGAGCCGCGCGCTAATCCGCTGGGCCGTGCTTCAGCGATTTAGCAGACCATGATCACCACCCGGCGCCCGTCACTCTCCGTGATGATCGCTAGTCGTCACCGTCCGTGACGGTCCATCGGATCGGAGGCGATCATGAGTGAGCCCCGACCGAAGCGCGTCCGAGCCGGAGCCGTCGCCAAGGCAACGACCGTCGAACTCGATGACCTCGGCGTATCCCCCGAGAAGAACGCTTCGGCCGCCGCCGCCATGCGCCTCGCCAAGATCATGGACTCGTCGGCAGACCCCAAGGAGGTCGCGGCCGCCGCCCGCGAGCTCCGCCAAGCCATGCACACAGTGCGAGCGCTGGCGCCTGTGAAGAACAGGGGGGACATCGTCGATGAGCTCGCGTCTCGCCGCCCCCGCCACAGCGCGTAGCGGCCCTGACCCGATCGGCTGCCAGAGCCCGCGGATCATCTCCACCCCGCACTACCGGCGCATCGAGACCGGGCGCTGGAGTGGCATCGAGGACCAGGAGGCGCTGGCCTTCCGCTCCCCTGCTGGTCAGGAGGCCATCGAGCTGGCGGCGGACGCCGGGCTGCATCTGGATCCGTGGCAGCAGCTCGGCCTGCACCACTCCCTCGCCGAGGACAGCGAGGGACGGTGGACCTCCTTCGAGGTCGTGCAGAACGTGACCCGGCAGAACGGCAAGGGCGGTTACCTCGAGGCCCGGCAGATGGCCGGCGTGATGCTGTTCGGCGACAAGCTGGTCATCCACACGGCGCACGAGTTCAAGACGGCGCGGGAGTCCTTCCGCCGGCTGGACCAGATGATCGAGGGCTCGTACGCCCTCAGCCGTCGCGTGAAGCGCGTCATCCGCGCGCACGGCGAGGAAGGCTTCGAGTTCCACAACGGCGCCCGGATCCTGTTCCTGGCGCGTACGGGCGGCTCGGGGCGTGGGTTCTCCGGGGACCTGGTCGTGATGGACGAAGCCATGTCGCTGCGCGCGGCGCCGATCGGCGCACTGCTGCCGATCATGTCGGCCCGTCGCAACCCCCAGCTCGTCTACACCTGCTCGGCGGGCATCGGCCAGGAGAGCGAGCAGCTGGCGGTGCTGCGGGCCCGGGCGCTGGCGGACACTCCGCAACCGGATGAGTCGCTGACGTACCTGGAGTGGTCGGCCGTACTGCACACGCGGGAGTGCCCGCGGGATGGGGACGGGCGGATTGTGTGTGCCGAGCACGACGACCGGGCGGACGTACGGACGTGGCAGCGGGTGAATCCGGCGCTCGGGATCCGGATCCGTGTGCAGGCCGTACGGCGCGAGCTGGCAACGATGCGGCCGGATCTCTTCAACCGTGAGCGGCTGGGTGTGGGCGACTACCCGGCGCAGGCCGAGGAGACCTGGCAGGTCATCGAGGAGGCGACGTGGCGGGCCCTGCGGGTGCGTCAGTCTCGCCTTACGGACCCCGTGGGGTTCTCCATCGACACGACTCCGGAGCGGACCTGGTCGGCCATCAGCGTGGCTGGCGGGACCGAAGACGAGGGCCGGCACGTCGAGGTCGTGGACCACCGGCCGGGCACGGACTGGGTGGTGCAGCGCGCTGCGGACCTGGACGAGAAGTGGTCACCGTGCGTGTGGGTGATCGACGAGGGCGGCCCGGCCGGATCCCTGGCCCCGCTGCTGCGGAAGAAGCTCGCCGAACGTGGCCGTGACCACCTGGTCGTGGCGCCGAAGGTGCGTGAACTGACGCAGGCCTGCGGCCAGTTCTACGACCGGACGCAGAACCAGAGCTTGGAGCACCTGGACCAGGCGCCCATGGCCACCGCACTGAGCGGTGCGACCAAGCGGGATGTGGGCGACGCGTGGCTGTGGTCGCGGCGCAACGACGGCGTGGACGTGTCCCCGCTGGTGGCGTCCACGTATGCGCTGTGGGGCTGGGAGCAGTACCACGACGTCGAGCCGGAAGGGGCGCCGAACCTGTGGTGAAGAAGGAGCCGGAGGCTCGTACGGGTAGCCGCGGGCTGCTGGTGCTCGAGGTGGTGTTCGTCCTGGTGGCCGTCGCTGGCCTGGCCCTGTGGAGCATCCCGGGTGCCCTGGTGGTCGGCGGTGTGCTGGGGGTGCTGGCGTGTGAGCGCGCGCTGGCCAAGAGACCTGCCGCCGAGGGTCGGCAGGGTGGGGAAGCGGCGGGGGGTGAGCGGCAGTGAGCGGGCTCTTCGGGCTGTTCGACGGGCGAACGCAGCGAGGGCTGGAGAGCCCGGCGCAGCCGCTCACCTCCGCCGCGCTGACGGAGTTCCTCGGCGGCCTGCAGTCGGATGCGGGCATCCCGGTGTCGGAGACGACCGCGCTGCGCACGCCGGCCGTGTGGCGGGCCGTGAACGTGATCGCGGGTGTGTCGTCGGCGCTGCCGATGCCGGTGTACAAGGTCGGCACGAAGGAGAAGCAGTCGTCGACGCTGCTGGAGAATCCTCACCCGGATCTGACCCCGGTGGAGTTGTGGCGGTTCGCGTACACGTACCGGGCGCTGTGGGGCAACGGCTACCTTCAGAAGATCCGGGATGGGGCCAAGCAGATCCGCGAGTTGTGGCCGATCTCCGCGGACCGGGTGCAGGTCGACCGGGAGAGGCCGTACGAGGGCAACCCCTCAGGCAAGGTCTTCTGGGCGACGGACGACTGGGGCACCGTGTGGCGGCTGACGCCATACGAGGTCCTGCACATCCCCGGTCTGGGCTACGACGGGCTGACGGGCTGCTCCCCGGTTCGGATGGCGGCGCAGGGGATCGGGCTGGCGCAGGCCGCGGAGAAGAGCGCGGCCCGGCTCTTCGGCACCGGCAACATGCTGGGCGGTGTGCTGCAGACGGAGCAGCGCCTGGACCCGGACCAGGCTGAGCGGCTCAAGCAGCGGTGGAAGGCCAAGATGTCCGGCGTCCACAACAGCCATGAGGTCGCCGTCCTCGACAGCGGCGCCTCCTTCAAGCCCGTCACGATGCCGAACACCGACGCACAGTTCCTGGAGTCGCGGGAGTTCGAGAACGCTGAGATCGCGCGGATCTTCGGTGTGCCGCTGTTCCTGCTCATGGAGACCAGTAAGTCGACCAGTTGGGGCACGGGCCTCGAGCAGCAGGCGCAAGGCTGGGTGACGTTCGACCTCAACCCCACCTGGCTGACGCCGACCGAGCAGCGGGTGACGAAGGAGCTGCTGCCGCCGTCGCTGTACGCGAAGTACCAGATGGGTGGCCTGCTGCGCGGTGACTCGGCGGCCCGGGCCACCTTCTACCGCGCGATGCGGGACGTCGGCGCGTACTCGGCGAACGACATCCTCGACCTCGAGGACAAGCCGCCGCTCGAGGGACCCGAGGGCGACCTGCGGCTGCAGCCGCTGTACATGGCCCCGCTGGGCGTGAACCCGCTCGCCCCGGACGGCGGCCAGCCGACGGGAGCGGGCTCGAACAGGGCGCGGGCGGCCGCGCTGATGGCGGAGGCGCAGCGGCTGCTGCAGACCCCGGACGAGATCGAGGAAGGCATCTGATGCAGACCCTGACGAGGACGACGATGGAGGAGCGTCGCCGCCTGCCTCTCTCGACGGCGGGTGTGGCGATCCGAGCATCGGACGAGGGCGACTCCGTGGACGAGCGGTTCCACGGGTACGCCGCGGTGTTCAACTCCCGCACAGCGATCGGCAATCCGCTGCGCTGGGGGTTCTACGAGGAGGTGGCCCCGGGCGCGTTCACCAAGACGCTGCAAGAGGGCGACGCCCGGATGCTGATCGACCACGACTCCTACTACGTGGTGTCGCGAGTGTCGGCCGGCACGCTGCTCCTGGCCGAAGACGACAGGGGCCTGCCGGTCGACTCGGCCCTGGACCCGGCGCTGTCGTACGTCAACGACCTCAAGGCCAACGTCCGCAACAAGAACATCACCGGTATGAGCTTCGGCTTCTACGTCGTCAAGGACGACTGGACGACCGAGACGGTGGAGACCTCCGACCAGCAGAGCGTCGAGGTGGAGGTGCGCCGGATCCTCGAGGTCCGGCTGATCGAGGTGTCCGCGGTGACCTTCCCTGCGTACGTGGACACCGAGGCCGAGCTCGCCAGCGTTGCCAGCGCCCTGGTACGGCGCGGCGACCAGGCGGCGATCGAGCAGCGCGCCCGGTTCCGTCCGGAGCTGCGCGACCTGCTGCAGCTCGTCGGCCCGCCGCCCGCCGGCGGCACCGCCCCGGCCGGGCGCGACAGCGGGGCAAGCACGCAGGAAGTGAACGCAGTTGGCAGCGAGCCGGGTGAGTCCACTCGCGAGACCAGCACACCGGAGCCCGCCGCGGCCCCGGCCGCCACCGAGCCGGCAGAGACCACTCGCAGCGACCGTGACGCGCGCGCACTCCGGATGAGGGGCCTGGCCGCCCGCTACGGGCTGCCCACGCCCCGCTCGTAACCAGTACTCACCCGAAGGCCTCGCACCCCTGGTGTGGGGCCTTCGCCATGCCTGAAGGGAAACCGAGCATGAGCGTGCAGCTCAGGCGTCTCATCGACGAGCAGAACACGCTGTGGCAGCGGATGCAGGACATCCAGAGCGCAGCCGAGAGCGAGAGCCGGGACCTGACCGCCGAGGAGCGGCAGAACTGGGACCAGGCCGAGGAGCGGCTCACCGTCGTCTCCGGCGACATCGACCGCCTCAACCGCATGGCGCAGCTGCAGACCATCGACCGCAGCCAGATCGTGTCCACCACCGGCGAGCCCGGCAACGACAACCGCGGCACCGACGCCGAGGAGCAGGCCCGCCGCTACAACGAGGCCTTCGGGATCTACCTGCGCGGCGGCATGGACCGGCTCACGCCGGACCAGCGCAACCTGATGATGGACAACGAGGTCGACCTGCGCTCGATGGGCGCGGGCATCGACACCGCCGGCGGCTTCACCGTGCCGGACGAGTTCCGCAACATCATGACCGAGACGATGAAGGCCTTCGGCGGGCTGCTTGCTCTGGCCGACGTCATCCCGACGTCGACGGGCGCGGACCTGAAGTGGCCGACGAACGACGACACCGGCAACGAGGGTGAGCTCCTCGGCGAGAACCAGCCGGCCGGCGAGCAGGACCTGTCCCTGGGCGGGCGGACGCTGAAGGCGTACATCTTCTCGTCCAAGCAGGTCAAGCTCTCCATGAGCCTGCTGCAGGACAGCGCGTTCAACCTCGAGCAGTGGGTGCCGCGCAAGCTCGGCGAGCGCATCGGCCGCCGCGCGGCGCGCGCCTTCACCACGGGCACCGGCGTGGACCAGCCCGAGGGCCTGACCACCGGCGCCGCGGTCGGCAAGACCGGCGCCAACGGCCAGACCACCTCGGTCATCTACGACGACCTGGTCGACCTCGAGCACAGCGTCGACAGCGCCTACCGGCCCAACGGCCGCTACCTGATGCACGACGCGATGCTCAAGGTGATCCGCAAGCTCAAGGACTCCCAGCAGCGTCCGCTGTGGGTGCCGATCCCGGCACCCGGGTTCCCGGCCACGATCAACGGGTTCGAGTACACGCTCGACAACTCGATGCCCACCCCGGCCGCCAGCGCGAAGACCATCGCCTTCGGCGACTTCAAGGCCGGCTACGTCATCCGCCAGGTCCAGCAGGTGCAGACGCTGCGCCTGGTCGAGCGGTACGCCGAGTACCTGCAGGTCGCGTTCCTCGGGTTCTCCCGCCTGGACGGCATGATCCAGGACTCGGCCGCCATCCGCATGTACCAGCACTCCGCCAGCTGACCAACCCCGCTCACGGGCCCGGGACTTCACGCCTGGGCCCGTTGGCATTCCCAGGAAGGAGCGCGTCGTGAGGGACGCGTACAGCAACGTCACCGTGCGGGAGACCCTGTCGATCGCCACCCGCACCGCGTCGGCGAACGGCACCGGCGTGGACCGGTACCTCAACGGGGCCGGTTTCCAGGACGCCCTGATCATCGTGCACACCGGCACGATCACCGACGGCACGCACGCCGTGGACGTCCAGGAGTCCGACGACAACTCCACCTTCACCTCGGTGGCGGCCTCCGAACTGCAGGGCACGGAGCCGTCCATCGGTGCCCCCGACGACAACAAGATGTACGTCGTCGGCTACAAGGGCACCAAGCGCTACGTCCGTGTCGCGGTGACCGCCTCCGGCACGACGTCGGGCGGCACGTACGGTGCGTCGGTGCTGCTGGCCAACCCGCGTGTGGCGCCGGTGGTGCACCCCTGATGCCGCGTATCAGGGTGCTCGAGGCGATCGCCGGGGCCGACTTCTCGTGGGCCCCCGGCGACGTCATCGAGATGAGCGAGGCCGACGCCGCGGCGTGGGCCGACGGGCACCGCGCCGAGCTCGCCGACGCCCAGGAGCAGGCCGCCGGCGGCGAGGTGCCGTCGCCGGCGCACGGTGTGCCGCTGGTGCTCGGCGAGGACGGCCAGGCCCTCGAGGTCCTGGCCGCAACGGTCGAGGAGACCGATCCGCCCGACGGAGCCGAGGACGACGGCCAGCAGTGGGTGCGCTGGTCGGTGACCGTGCGCCTGCCCGTCCCCGACGCGGCAGCGCAGGACGGCACCGGCCCGGCTGCACCGGCGGATGCGGCGGACCTCGAGAACGAGGACCCCGAGCAGGAGGCCACCGCGGTAAAGCTGTTCGACCCCCAGGAGCACACCAA